GGTCTGATTGTCTGGCTAAATGCTTTTCGTATCTTGACGTCCATGAAGTTATCTCCTCATGGGCGCCGCTACTGTGATCTGTACCACCTCGCTCAACCATTGGCTTATCCTCCGTCATCCTTGACCACGCCGTCAGGCTATAATGTATTCTTTCTCAATAACTAATTCTACGTGGTCTTCTACCCTAAAAGGAGGAGTTAATGTTGTGTTCTCTACCTCTATGGCTATAATATGTTGACCAATACCCATCGTTAGGGTCTCTGTGGGAGTCAATTGAACCAGGAACCTCTTATCATCACTGGACTTAGTTGTTACTGCTCGTTCAAGTACAGGGTCTGCCGTTGTCACTGCGACTGTGCATGTATAATTGACATCGAGTGTAACCATTTGCCCTGATATGGGAACGCCATCAACTGTGTATTCTTGGACGCCTACACGCCACAGGGGGCTGATGTTCCCTTGTTTGATTCTTTTGCTAGTTGTCATCGCACTGTCCTATGATTAAGTCATCCGGGCCTTTCTCGAGTGTGATGTCAGACCCCTGGGTGTCTATGTTAATATCTTCCGTGACCATTTCCATCGTCACCACGTCTGTTTCCATAATCAGCCCTAAATCCGTCATCTCCATGATTATGTTCAGGTCTGTGCCCATATACTTGTAGATGGTAGCCCCACCGCCAAATAAGTTTAGGCCTAAAGTATTCATGGTACTGGCGCAATCTCCGTAATCTGAGAGCCATCATCCGTGCTAGTAAATGTATGTAGTGGTGTTATGCCATCTACATCGTAAATGATCTCTTCGCCTGTAGCAGGATTACGTGTCCTTCTATTGAAGTGAGCTGCATGGACATCCGATATCTCGTGCAACTGAACCACAGTAGAATCAACCAGTGAGGATACTTCTGCTTCAATGAGAACGTTATATGTCCCGATAGTAGTTGTATACGGTGAAGAGCCATCTTCCACATACAAGTTTCCATTCACGATAAGCCTGTGATCTGCTTCATATGGACGGATGGTCCATCCAGGAGCTAAGAAGAACGTAGAACCAAGAGCCTTTGATCCAGGCAATGGATCTCCTCCCACAGCACGAATGGGGAACCTATATTTGAAGAGGGAGGCGCTTGCACGCCAATCCTCTTTTCCATCGGAATACAGATCCACTTTCACATCCAAGTTTACCACGCCGCCCACAGGAGCCTCGTTAACTTGGATGATCTTAGTCGTCGGATCGAATGTTACTTTCGCACCCACTCAATATCTCCGGCAATTCTGGGACTTTCTCTAATAGAAGCTTATTCCATGCTTCCTCAGCAGATATGTCTAGGAGAGCAATACCCCACCCAGAATCATCCACATCCCAGACTACTTGATAGTTAGGCCAGCCTCTGAACTTGTCTTGGCGTTCAAAGCTTTCCCTAAACCCTTCAGGGAGCTTGGGGGGCTTTACGCCCCCTGTTGCTTCCGTTTTAAGCCTAGCCAGCAAATACCTTATTTGACGACGAGTCATCAAGTCGGGTTACTGTAGTTCAATTCGTCATTCGCGTTGACATTGAACGTTAAGCCTGTCGCTTCAGTAATTGTACCTGTTGCTTCAACCCATTGGGCACCATCATGTGCAATAGCCACGATCGTTACTGGCGCATCCGTACCATCGGAACCAGTACCACGTTGCGTATTGTTCGAGTAGTCGTAATCGAAGCCAATCTGCACAGCAGTAATGTTACCGGTGATAGGGGTCGCACTATTATCATTCACGATAATAGCATTAGACGTATCAAAGTCGTATCCCAAATTGTCACCAGCATCATCATTGGTGAAGTACATGGTATACTTCGTTGAAGCGTTGTCTGCGACATATGCGTCATACAGGTTTTGACTAAATACCATGTTACCTGCTGCAACAAACGGGAAATTGCGTTGCGTGGAACTAAGTGGGACGTATTCTGAATCCACTCCGCCATCAACCGTGATATCAAAGAAGTTAATATCGTTCTTGTCGTTGACGTCATAGTTGTCTACGAATACACCTGGTGCTGTATTCAACTTACCTGCAACAACACTGGTGAGCAGTCGTGCTACATCACCATTGACCGTCCCAAAGGTTGTGCCCGTAGTATCCGCGTTGATGTCACTTGAAAGAGACAACTGATACTGAGCCCAGGAATGAATTTCCGGGATACGAGCAGCAGTAAGACCTACGTCGTTGGCATCGATAATGCGGTTGAAGGCGTAGTAGTTCGTACCAATCTGTCTCTCGCCTTCAAATGCCGTAAATACTGCCGTACCAGCACCACCCATTGTACCCAAGTCGTTGATGTCAGTGGCATCAGCAGTACCTGCTGTGGTGCAACGATACCACCTGGCAGGAGTAGCTAGATCCTTGACAATTTCGTCCAGAACATAACTTCTTGCTGTGGCGGTAACATACCCTGTACCTTGGATATAATCAACTGAAAGCTCAGAGTACGTAACACCTGAGATAGAGCCAATATCAGTAACACCAACCTGGTTATAGTTATCCACTGCATCGCTGTCAATACCAGAAGCAAGCGGAAGACGATAGGCCTGATAAGTTAATGCGTCAAGGCCCTGCTCAGTGAGCAGATTGTACTCTGCGTACGTGTCCTGATCCGCTCGAAGGAATGCTTTAAAGTACCCCGAATTATCAGGCGTCCCACCAGTACCTTTGATCTGGATGTTTTCATTCAACTCGCCTGGCTTGTCAAATGTTGACGTAGTCTGAGACAGACCCGCTACATTAGCATAGTAAGCTGTAACTGTTGCATCGTTGAACGCACCCAGGGAGATGATACAGGCGTTTTCACGACCATCTGTTTCTCTAAAGCCCGCGTCACGGATCAAGTCACGTGTTTGTGCGTCTGCTGGTCCCCATCCATTAATCCAGATGAACTGCGCTTCATAAATCATTTGCAGTGGGAAACGGAACTTGTTAAGTGCCACGTCGGACTTCCACTCTTCCTTGAGGAATGAATAGAAAGCTTTACCGGTTACACCAGAAGTGGCGCCGGTAGGGGTGTCAACCAAGTTACCCGCCACTAAGAGTTGGATAGTCTTAGCGGCTGTCGATATTACAACCTCTGTACCTTGGTTGAGGTCATCAGGATCAATGCGTTTTGCCATTTCTAGGCCTCCATGCTAAAGTTAAGGATTATCATAATTTAGATCTGGGAACATTGCGACTTTTGTTGAACTGTTAGCGCTTGGCAAAGTCAAGCCATAGCTGTTCGAGATATCTGGTTGGTAATCAATATGGTGAATCAGTACATCAACCGAGCCACCCCCGGAATGGGTGTATACAACTTTATACTTCCCAGATCCATCAGACACAGAGGCATTCTCCGTGTGGTGTAGGACTGTCTCAGTGCCTGCTGTGACAATCGTAACTTCCGTATTCAATTCCAATCCTGTGATAGTAAAGTCATATGTACTCAGGACTAATGTAAATGTTCCTGTATATCCGGCAGCTTCCATAATGGTTGGTGTTGCACCACTGGATATGGAAAGCGTGACGTCTGCTGATGCTGTTACTGGATCAATGAGGATACACTCATTCCCTGTAGATCCATCAGAACTAGCATAACCGGAATATGTGAGGTCAACGCTTGTAAAGGAGAATGGGCCTGCACCTGTTGGTCTTATTCTAATTGCGTGCCCTGTACCATCGCTCGTGAAGCTTGTGCCTGTAATAAGGGAGATATTATCGGACAAGATTGCAACTGCGGCTGTACTGTTTTCCACAATACAGTCAGTTATGGTTGCCCCACCCTGTGTAATCTGTCCGCAACGTCTCCATGTTCTACCCGTGCCTGTATACCCTGATAAATAGATGAAGGTGTCCATGTCAACGAAAACACCACCGACATCATCAAATGTGCAGTCATCAATCATCTCCAGTTGACCCGGAGACACAGTACTTAGGGATGTAATGGAGATATTAGTCCAATCAATTACGGATGATGTATTGTGGAACTCTATCCTATTAAAGTCGGAGTTCACGTAGATCATGTCATCAACGATGATGTTCTTGTTCTGGTCGGTAAATTCTGTTGCCGCGGCGTAACCGAGGTACATTAAGCCTTTGAACTTGTAACTACCAGGAATAGCCTCAAACAGACCCCATCGAGCTGCTGTTGCATCGTTCGCTGTCGCCATACCCGTAAAGGTAGCGTAACCATCGGTAACATTGCCATTAGCTACTCTTAGTGTGCCGCGTCCATACCTGAATGCATCATTACCCAAAGGATTACCTTTGGATACTGCGGTTAAAACATTCGCTCCACAGCCCACCACATAATAGGCTGAGACAGTACCAAAGAGTTCATCATAGGTCAGTGTTGGGTCAACCGCAAAATTCTGCCAGCCACCATAAGGGTATTTACCCCAAGTGCTGCCACCAACGTAAAACACCTTGTAGTTGCTGGTCGATGACCCACACAGCATCGCCAAACCGCCATTAGCTTGAGAGTCAATAGCACCTGGCGCTAACCACGTAATCCAACCAAATAGATAATGTCCAGAAGTCCATGTGAAGGTCGAACCTGTAGTCAGCAATCCGGCCTTACCCGTCGTGTTCATCGTCAAGGATGCATGGGTGCTACTCTGGATTGGAAAGTCAGTGTCATTATTAGCAGGAGATCTACCCGCAACCCAACCTGTAGAAGGTTCGGCAGCCGTACCTGACGTCCCATCATAATCAACAATGGTCGTTAGATCCGTTGTGTATGCTGGTGCCGCCATTGATGAGTCCCTAAATACAGCACTACTGTATACTCTATATTATATAGAGTTTTTGGTCAAATCTCAACCGGTCTTTTGCTATGTGCGTACTCAATAAGCTGAGCCCAAATCAATGCGTCTCCAATTGCTATCGGCCGTAGTATTTGCTGCCACGGCACAATAAAGATATGATGCATCCATGGCGAGTTCGTAAGCAACACCAACGGTACCATCCACACCATTCTCAAGGTTTGTACCTGAGACGCCCGTACCCGTAGCATCTGTGGCTAACCCGATACTGTCTCCAATAACACCAGCTACAGCAGCGGTAATGGTTACCGTGCCAGTAACATTATTGGAAGTGTAACCCGTAGCATCAGCTGCAATCGCGGTATCAAGGTTGTCGCCCTGGGTCGTGTTGTTGGCATTGATGGTAATCTCGAATGCCACAGAGCGTGAGGTTTTGAACGTATAAACGTCGGTACCAATGGTAAGCGTCTCGTCTTCTACCGGCGTGCCAGTGAATGTCACTGTTCCTGCGGACGCTACAGCATTAACCGGTGTTTTTGTCTGCGTTGGAGTGCTGTTAGTCAAACCAGCAATATAACCTGCGATGATTTGAATAACCTTAGCTTCTTGCCTTCCTGGACCAGTTGTATCAAGGTCTTCGTCAAAAATACCCATGAAATTACTCCTTATGTTGCAGTTGTTGCAGTTGTCTTATCTGTACCATTAGTACCATTAGTACCATTAGTACCCTTTGCTGGTGGTGTACTTGTACCGTTTGGTTGACCGGGTACCGGGGCGGTGACTGAGGCAGCTTGTTTGTCTTTCTTAGCTTGAGCTTCATCCTCTTGGTAAGGAGCCAATTCATAGATATCAGACTCATCCAAATCACCCTCCAACCCAAGAATCTCACGTGCTTCTTCACGTGATACCAGCTGCATGGGCGTATTGTTACCCGTCTGGCGTGAGATATTACCAATAGCACGTGCGATCTGTGCCATTGACTGGTTCTTCTCCAAGGGGTTCTGGATAAATGCACTTGGCCAATCCCACTCAATATCACCCTCAGGAAGGAGCCCGGCCGTCTGTAGTAGGAGACTTAGGGGGTCCATGATCGATGGAGTAGCAAACAGTGCTCTGCGCTCGTCAATACGATCTGCCCAGTTGGCTCTATCCTGCTCTGACGCAAGCTGGCCCGCTTCTGAGCCAAGAAGGATGCGTCGTGGAATACCTGTGGTACCTGAAATGAGTGACATAATCATTTCAAAGGCATCAGTAGGATTTGGTACTGTAGAATCCAAAACCTTTAAATCTACCCCTCGAGTACGGATAAATCTACGTAATTGATGCTGATATTCCTCAATTTCGTCCGAGAGTGCAGCAGCATCAGCAGGGTCGATATCCATTTCCTTATCGATGTTGGCCTGCATACCTCGATTGCCTGTTAACCAATAGGTTTCCGAAGTACCACCAGCAACCTTCAAGAGGTCGTCCAGAAGATTGAAGACCTTAGCCATGATAGGTGTGCCATATACCATGTCTTCTAGGGGGTTCTCAACGATATGAATAACCCTACTTTGATGGACAATCAAATCTGTTTGTTTTCCTGCTGATGCACTATCCCCAGTACCGGATTTGCTATCTGGGGAATCGAACTTGATCCTATATGTCTCAGGAAGCCCAAATCGGGGGCTTCACGGGTCGGTATTGAAGGTGAGTTTGTCAATTTGCCGAGACCCATATGCCCGAACATAAAGCAAGTCATTCGCCTTACCATTTATAGGACGTGCTAATGAACCACCGTCATCAAAGCCAAAGAGCACGATAGAAAATGGATACATGCGGGCCATTCTATCCGCACGGTGTAATGCAGACCACAATTTAGTACGCTTTGCTAATGACTGAAATGCTACATTTGTAGGGTTGTCCTCGTCACCTAAGTCACTCTTGATGGTTGGTGGGTTTGACCATGTAGCGTCGGGTGGTGCGTCCACAATACGTGTAGCAATATCCTGACGGGTATACTTAGCTAGGGTGTGCTGGGGAAGTATCTCCTTCTTGTAACCGAAGATTGCATACATGTCCCGATTGCCCTCGAACTGGAGGCTAGCTAGATTAGCTAATTGCATTCGAGATAGGAGGTCACTCATCACACGCAGCTGCCCCTGGTCCGTACTTAGGGCGGTGCGTGGGGCGGAGCCCGCACTTGAGGTTATGAAACGACCCTTGTTATCTCTTTTACTTACCATGTTATACTCCGTCTACGACCATTCGCGTCCACAGGTTTGCGTTTAGTCCTGTATGTATTTAAACTCACTACGTTATCCGGTTGTTCGTCTCTGCCCCAAGTCAGTGCGCCATGAATCCCCAAGACGAGCTTATTATAACCAAGTGCCGCAGCACTAACCTGATCATCATGATCAGCATCGGGGAATCCATTAAGTTCTAGGCGGAAGGCATCATTCCAATCACCACGGACACAGTACACATTACCTGCTTCAATAGCAGCAAGGAATGGGGATGCACGTACTTCTACTGGCCCTGTAGCACGTTCACCTTCGAATGCATAACCTGTGAGGAGCTTGTTATAGTCCGTAATAACAGTCTTACCAGAACTCCCAGGTTCTTGCTCCATATATACTTTAACACCGTGTCCATCGCCTACTGCAACGGCGGAAACCATAACCTTATTGCCGTGGGGTGACTTCTGAAAACGCTGCATATCCTGAATGATAATGCGTCCATCATCCTTACATCTGGATATTTTTGGTCCTGCTGTGTAATCACCACCACCTTCTGTTGCTGCCATATCCCATGAGCGAATTGTCTTCATGTGCTCCATTTCTGGCAGTTCAGAGACGTCAATATACTTAAGTCTTTCACCAATATCCGCACCACTCATAGAAGCTGGCGGATTTTGCTGACATTGTGCTTCGAACCAGTACGTACCCAGGGTCTTGCGGATACGCTCACATGCTTCGGCGGGATAACGTTCTGGCCAGAGAGGTTCATCCAACTCACGACCGAGAGGATCATTGATCTCTGCAAGCATTGGGAGATTGATAAGAGTCCAGTTCTCATGTGGCATCTCTGTAAGGAGCCTACCAATGAGGTCATTCTGTGCCCATCGTGTGGCTAGCACGATAAGGGATGCATTAGGCTCAAGGCGTGTGTACGCAACACCTTTGAACCACTCCCACACTTTCTTGTGGTAGGCCTCAGACATTGCCTCTTCAGCATTCTTGACATAGTCATCAATGAGCATGAGGTCTGCTCCCCGCCCTACGATAGGTCCACCAATACCTGCTGCTGTCAAACCACCACCCGAAGTAGTGAGGAATCTTTCCGCACGCATCTTCTTA